GCAGGTTAAAGCCGCTAACATCTACAACAATGGTTTCTCTGATACCATTGGTGATGGCGCTGCGTTCTTCTCTGCTTCCCATCCGACGATTTCTGACGGTCTTCAGTCTAACCTTCTTGGTGCGGCTGATCTGTCGGAAGCAACTCTTGAAACGGCTCTTACGGCCATTCAGAAAACCAAAGATGATCGTGGTATTCTGGTTGGTGCAAGTGCTGTTTCGCTGCACATCCCGGTTGATTACTGGGCGGTTGCAGATCGTGTTCTTTCTAGTCCCGGTAACACTCAGACGAGTGCTGCCAGTGGTAATCCGAACAACAACGCCATTAATGCTACCCGTCACATGGGCATGGTTCCTGAAGGTTTCTTCATTAACCGTCGCTTTACTGATACGGATGCATGGTTTGTTAAAACGGATGTGCCGAACGGAACCAAAATGTTCGTTCGTTCGCCGCTTCAGACTAAGATGGAGCCAGACTTTGATACCGGCAACCTTCGATTCAAGGCACGGGAGCGTTATAGCTTCGGTGTTTCGGATTGGCGTGGCTGGTACGGTAGTGCTGGTTAATCAGCTAATGAGGGAGGGTGGCTTCGGCCACTCTCTCTTAATTCTTAAAGGAGAATTAAATGCCTACAAATATTAAAGTTGGAATAGCTACTGGCGATGCTGTTCTTAAATATGTAGATACAGATACGACTGTTGGAAGCAATGGCACTGCTGATAGTAATATTCCTAGCACTACTCGTATCATGGCTATTCATGCTTTGGCAACAGCGGCTGGTTCTTATTCTATCAAAGGTCAACGTCAGATTACAAACAAGACTGCTGAAGGAACAGCTATTAAATTTCAGGTAGCAGCCAATGAAGCTTCTGATATTTATATCGGAGACATGGGTGTTGCAGTATATGGTGTGGTTAGTATTTCTGGTCCTACCGATGGTTGCGTTCTAACTGCTATGCTTGGCTAGTCATGCCTGACTTTGCTTATCTAAAAACAGACTTAATTAATACAACGGAGAATGACTCTTCAGAGTTTTCTACGCAGGTATCTGCTTTTGTCAAGAAGACAGAGTTTAGACTTGTCAAAGACCTAGATGATGTAGGTCTTAATGAGTACAATAGTGTATCAGTCTCTGGCGGAAACGCAGGGGCTATTCCTTTAAATGACAGGGCTTTAATTGTACGCAATATTAATTTTGTTGTGAGCAACGGCACCTCTGTTACTAATCTCTTGCAGAGAACAACAGAGTATGTAAATGATTACTGGCCTGTAAGTGCTTCCACCGGGACACCCCGGTACTATACACGCAAAAATAATTCAAGTATTAAGATTGTTCCTACCCCAGTTTCTGTACTTACAGTAGAAATAGAATCACAGTCACAGCCGCTTGCCCTTGCCTCTGCTACGGGAACCAGCGTAACAACCACAAATTACTTTAGTGAGTATTGTTATGATGCTCTTTTTGCTGGATGCATGGTAGAAGCTACTATGTATATGAAGGATTGGAATACTCTTCCTGTCTGGCAGCAACAGTATCAAACAGCAATAGATCAACTTCGCAATCAAGCAAGACGTACCAGACAGGATGATATGGCAGTTGCTGCTTCTCCTGCTGGTGGTCCCAACACAATTATACAGGGGAATCCATAATGTCAAATAAAATTGTACCAAAACCTAAAAGAAAACCTCCTATTCCTAAAAAGAAAAAGAAAAATAAAATTAGTAAAGGGATGGGTGAAGACTACACTAGAATGCCAGTGGAAGAGCCAATTAAAAAAATGGGTGGCGGCTATATGAAAAAAAATATGATGGGCGGTGGCTATATGAAAAAGAATATGGCTAAAGGTGGTTCATTAGAAATGGTAGAGAAGAATGGTAAAAAAGTTCCATTCTATGCTGCTGATGGTGTAGGTAAAATGGCTAAAGGTGGTCAAGTTTATAAACGTGGTCATGGTGGTAAGGTTATTAAAAATAATATGAGTGGGGAAGACTTGGTAAAAAAATGCTATGACAACTAGTCGTTCCTCTATAGGAAAACAGATTACTCGCCCCGGTAAAGTTAAGAAAGTTATGGGGGAATATAAGAAGCGCAAACTTAAAAGTAGCTCTGGTAAAAAAGTTAAGAATCGTAAACAAGCAGTTGCCATCGCACTTAGCGAGGCACAACGTAAAAAACGTAAAAGGAGAAGTTAGATGCAGGGACCACATACACTAATCAAACGGCCCCATAACCTTGATGAGATTGTAGGTCGTCCCACAGGACAAGGCTATGGTGCTGCACGTAAAGGACCGCAAGTTCAGGGACCACCCCAAGACGTTGTGGTTGATGAAGACTACGAACAGGGCAAAGCTTTTAAAGTAGAAGATTAACTATTAAATGGTTACTAAAGAATTTTTAAAACAGTATAATAAATCTGTTCAAGAAGGATATGATGATTATACTTTAATAGATAATTCAGGTACTAGACCTAATAAAGAAGACTATAAAGATTTTAATGAATATATAAATAGTCTTTGTAACTATATAGGAAAAAAGTTTAGGTATACATATGGCAGTAAAGCAAAAAAGAAAACCCAGTAATATGAAGGGCATCACTATTGGCAGGGGCATGAAGCGTCCTACCAAGTCTGGTGCTGGTATGACTAAGAAGGGTGTTGCTAAATATCGTAGACAGAATCCCGGTTCTAAGCTAAAGACTGCTGTAACTGAAAAGAAACCTACAGGTAAACGTGCAGCAAGGCGTAAGTCATACTGTGCAAGGTCTGCCGGACAAATGAAGAAGTTTCCAAAGGCTGCTAAGAATCCTAATAGCAGACTTAGACAAGCTCGCAAAAGATGGAGATGTTAATGAAAAAAGCAGTAAATGCTCCCAAAGGTTTTCACTGGATGAAGTCTGGTAAGGGATTTAAACTTATGAAAAATCCTACTGGTGGCTATGTACCACATAAAGGTGCTTCTAAGAAAGCAAGCTTTGAAGTTCAGAAGATACATAAAAAGTAATGAATAAGAAACGTGATCCTAAAGTAGGCACTGGTAAAAAACCTAAAGGTTCTGGTCGAAGACTTTATACTGATGAGAATCCAAAAGATACAGTTAGTATAAAGTTTGCCACTCCAGCAGATGCTAGAGCTACAGTAGCAAAGGTTAAAAAAATAAATAAGCCTTATGCTCGTAAAGTACAAATACTTACTGTTGGAGAACAACGTGCTAAAGTTATGGGTAAAACTCAAGTAGCTTCTATATTTAAAAAGGGTAAGGAAGTTCTTAAAAAAACAAGAGGTACAAATGGCAGTCGTAAGAAAACCTAAAACTAAATCAAAAAGCAAATCACCTACACCAAAAAATAAAGCTTTATATTCAAGAGTAAAGTCTGAAGCTAAACGTAAATTTGATGTGTATCCCAGTGCATATGCTAATGCTTGGTTAGTTAAAACATATAAGAAGCGTGGCGGCACTTACGCATGAGCCTAAAAGAATGGTTTGGAAAAGGATCAAAAGGAGATTGGGTGGACATTGGTGCGCCTAAGAAAAAGGGTAAGTTCCAAGCCTGTGGTCGTGCATCTACTAAATCTAAAAAAAGAAAATATCCAAAATGTGTGCCACGTTCTAAAGCTAAATCGATGACTGCTGCACAGAGAAAAAGCGCAGTAACAAGAAAAAGAGCAAAGCCCCAAGGAGTTGGAGGCAAACCTACTAATGTTAAAACATTTGTTAAAAAGAAAAAAACAGTTAGAAAAAAGGTTAAAGCATAATGGCAGTTTCAGGAACATATGATTTTAACCTTGACATAGACGAGGTTATACAAGAAGCTAGTGAGATGATTGGTGGTGAAGATACCCTTGGTCACGAACCAGCTTCTGCACGTAGATCAATTAATCTCATGTTAAAAGATTGGCAGAACAGGGGTGTGCTTCTATGGAGTACTTCTGTTTCCAGCGTAACTGTATCGGCCAGCACTGCAACTTATTCTCTTTCCTCTTCTACTATAGATGCTCTGGAAGTTGTTCTTAATAGAGATAGCACAGACATTCAGCTTCAGCGTGTTACTCCTGAAGAATATCTTTTAATTCCTAATAAGACACAAACAGGTCGCCCTACTCAATACTCTATACGCAGAGAACGTGACAATCCTGTAATGTCTGTCTGGCCGCTCCCTGATAATTCTACAGATATTTTAAAGATGGAAATTATTTCTGAACTTCAAGATGTGAATAAATCTGCTATACAAAATGCAGACCTACCTAAAAGATTTTTGCCTTGCCTTACATGTGGTCTTGCTTATTATATGTCAATGAAAAGACCGGGAGTTCCTGAGAATAGAATTATGATGTTAAAAGCAAACTATGAAGAATTACTTGCCAGAGCAATGGAAGAAGACAGAGAAAGAGCCTCTATGTTTATTCGTCCAAGACTAAGGTATGTTTAGTGGCTAGTACTAAAAATGCACTAGCTATGTGTGATACATGTGGGTTTGTATATCCACATCGTATAATGCAAATGAATAGTTATGGGATGCTGGTATGCCCAGAAGACTTTGAAGGACAGTTTGATTTAAAGAACCATCCTCAAAATCATGTGCCTGATGTAAGGGATAATCCAGCTATTCTTAATCCTCGTCCCGATACAGGTGGGCGTAATCTTACATGGAGTCAGGCTAGTACGGCATGGGGATCAACAGATAAGTATTGGAATCTAATATGAGCGATTTAACAAGCCAACTAATATCAAACACATATAAACAGATTATACTTGTTAGTTCTTCAACTAGCAATACTGGTGTAAATACTTCCCTGAAAGCGGTGCAGACAGGCGATGGAAC